TCTCTGTAGAATATTATCGAAAGTTAAGAAGACTTCCAGATTATGTTTTCAATAAGTATTATACGACTCCCACTAAAATTCTTAATGAAAAAATTCTTAATTTACATAGAAACGAAATGAGCATTTCATTTATTTTACCTGCATACCCGAATCAATTATATGGGAATGACTTGTTATCAAAAATAAATGATGAATTGCAATTACTAATTTTTGATCTTAATAAAGAGTTTAATGTAAGTTCTAGTTCGCCAGAAGACTTAATAACTGTATTTTTTTCAGTTGAAGATGTTATTGAGGGTGTTGCTTAAGTGAATATTGATGAGTTGAACATATTAGCAACAAAATTACCTGAGTTAACAATTGAAGGTGTTTCGAAAGAATGCTTAATACGTACTAGTGTAAGTAAGCATTATTATGATGTTTTTCATAATGTTAGAATTTGGCTTAATAAGTATTTTCCCGCAATATTAAAAGTCTGTGGTGGAGGAACTCATCAACAGTTAAGAACTTGTTTCGAATTACTGTATGAAAGTTTTAGTGATCAATCATTTCAAATGATTAGCTTGAAACTAAAGGTTCTAAATACTTTAAGAAATAATGCGGACTACGAGGTAGATAGTAATTTCAGAGATGGTAATTTAATTACGTTATTATCTGAAAAGAAAAGAATATTTGAACTCATGAATTTTCTTTCTTCTAAGTATTCATCAGAGAATGGCGAAAAAAAAGATATTATTTAAAAGTTCCAAATTTTTATAACCACCTTTGGGTGGTTTTTTTAATGGGCGAAATATGAATGATAAAGAATACTTTTGGCTTACAAGAAAAAAAGAGCCCAAAACTAAACCCAAAAGTAGACCGCTGCCTAAAGCTACTCAAAAGTACTTAGAAGCTGAAGAAGAATTTACACAAGCTTTAGATAATCTGGGAATTAAGTATGAAAAGAAATTCCAGTTTAAGTCTACAAAGCACTGGCGGTTTGATTTTCATTTAATTGAACATCGTATTTTAGTTGAAATTGCTGGTGGACCTTGGTCTGGTGGACGAAAGGGCAAGCTGGCAACAAAAGCGTGGAGTATGGACCGTTACGATGTTGCTGAATCAATGGGATATACCGTTGTTCGGTTAGAGGCAGCACCAAGATTTAAGATTAATGAATCTGGTCCATTACAGATCCAAGCTCATTTCGCAAGCCAATGGCTTAAAAATTTAAAGAGGCAAATATTTAATGGATCAGATCAGACCATTTCCTCCAACTGATTTTATGGATCAGGCCGAAGAAGAGGAAGCACTCCGTTTAATACCTGCACCTGATTTAAAACTATGGGTAGTTGCTAATTTTCTTACGCTGGGTGGACCTTTACATAATCCAGATCACGACCATATCGCTGAGATGCTTCATGATAATGAGGGTTTCTTGGCTTTCGCATGGGCTTCTTCTGCTTATACCAGAGCTAAGCGTATGGTGCTCGGCCAATGTGAAAAGGTTATGTTTCAACAAGGCGGCTGGAAGAAAGCTCGACAAGAGCAGCAAATGCGCGACTGGTTCGGATTCGTTCCAGTTTACTTAATCACAATCGATGCAAGCTTTTGTGAAAAGGCAAACGATAGCGAGTTCTGTGCTTTGCTTGAACATGAGCTTTATCACATCGGTGTAGAACGAGACTCGGACGGTGAAATTATTTACAGTGATCATACTGGCTTACCAAAGCACTATTTAGCCGGTCACGATGTGGAAGAGTTTATCGGTGTTGTAAAACGCTGGGGAGCAAATGACAGTGTTAAGAGGCTTATTGAAGTTGCTAAAAACCCGCCGTTTGTTTCTGATTTAGATATTTCGAAATGTTGTGGAAACTGCGTAATCAATTGAGCCATGAGGCTCTTTTTTTTGCCTATCTTCCTTGACGTACCTTGACGGATAGAGAGAAATGGCATCTTTAAATAAAAAGCAAAAACTCTTTATTGTACGGTCACTTGCTGTATTTAATACACCTCAAGAAACAGTATCGCTCGTCAAGGAAGAATTTAACATTGATGTGACACGTCAACAGGTCGAGACGTATGACCCTACTAAAAGAGCTGGTAAAGATCTTAGTGCTGAACTAAGAGCAGAGTTTGATCTGGCGAGAAAGGATTTCTTAGATAAGCCTGAGCATATCCCAACAGCAAATTTATCTGTACGCCTAAAAATATTGAATGATTTAGTCTACAAAAATTCTCGAAATGTTAGGGCTGTTAGAGGACTGTTAGAACAAATTGCCAAAGAAGTAGGTGGTCAATTTACTAATACAAGTAAAACCCAATTAACGGGCGCAGATGGGCAACCATTGCAACCTCAACATGTTACTCAAGTTGTCGCAACGCCTGAACAGATAAAGCAGGTGTTAGATGAACTCCAAGGTAAATACTAAGCTGCTCGAAATGCAGTTAGAGCGAGAGCTTTGTGAGAAAGAACATTTATTCTTTACACGGCGTTTTTTCTTACCTCGCATGGGCTTTAAGTTTTCGGTCAATTGGCATCATGAATATATTGCCGACAAGATAGACGAAGTAATTGCGGGCAAGGTTAAGAACTTAGTTATTAACGTTCCACCGGGCAGTGGTAAGACAGAATTACTCACTAATCTTATTGCCCGTGGTATAGCTCGTAATGCTCGTTCCCGGTTCTTGTATTTATCTTTCTCACAATCACTTGTAGAGGACGTATCTGCAACAGCTAGAAATATTGTTAAGTCAGAAGACTTTCAGAGTTTATGGCCAGTAAAGATCTCTACCAGTACGGACGCTAAGTCTAGTTGGAAAACCACAGTCGATGGATATGACGCAGGTCATGTTTATTCTGCTTCGATGGGTGGGCAGGTCACGGGTCGCCGTGCTGGTACATTAGCTAATGAGGGCTTTACCGGTGCCATTATTCTTGATGACCCATTAAAGCCTGAGGATGCATTTAGCCAGACCGCTAGACGTAAAGCTAACCGTAAAATTCTAAACACGGTCAACTCTCGTAAAGCTAAATCTGACACGCCAATTATTCTGATCATGCAACGTTTGCACGTTGAAGATCCGACTAACTTTGTGTTGACTGGCAATGTACCTGGTGACTGGGAACAGATCAGTATTCCCGCGCTTATCGATGATGAGTACATCAGTAAGTTACCAGAAAAAATACAGCGCAAAATTCCACGTAATGTTGAGCGTGATGCCAAAGGCCGTCAAAGCTACTGGCCGTTAAAAGAATCTTTACTTTCATTGCTGCAGCTGGAGAAAGGCGGGGAAGATAAAGACGGCGCCACAGTGTCACGCTACACATTTGCAAGCCAATACATGCAAAACCCTAAAAAGCTGGGTGGTGATCTGGTTAAGGCTGAATGGTTCCCACGTTATCTAGAGCTACCTGTTCTTAAGTGGCGGGCTGTATGGGCCGATACTGCTCAGAAGGTCAAAAAGCATAATGACTTCTCGGTGTTCTTATGTGCTGGTCTGGGCTATGACAATAACCTTTACATCATTGATGTGAAACGCGGGAAATGGGAAGCACCTGAGCTATTGAAGGAGGCTAAAGCCTTTATCAATAAGCATAAGGATAGCAACACCAAAATCGGCAAACTTCGTTATATGGCCGTAGAAGATAAGGCGAGTGGTACCGGATTAATTCAATCTATTTCTAGGGAAACTACCTTACCTATTAGGGCAATTCAGCGGGATGAGGACAAATTGTCACGGACAATGGACGTCATTCTTTATGTTGAAGATCAGCGCGTTTGGTTACCAGCTAATGCACCGTGGCTATTGAACTACATTGAAGAGATTGAAGGCCTTACTGCTGATTGGTCACATGATCATGACGACCAGTGGGACCCGACCATTGATGCAATTAATGATTCATTAGCCAAAAAGCCAACTGTATTTGATTAGAGGAAATTATGGCTGAAACTAAAAAGCCCGATGCAATTGGCGATGCAGGGGCGTACACAAACTTTGTCTCAAATATTGGTACCGAACGTGACAAGGCATCACACGGTTCTTTCGTTAAGAAGGTAATTCCTGATGAGCAATTAGAAGCCGTGTATCAACACTGGTTAGCTAAACGAATCGTCAACCGTCCAGCAAGTGATATGCTCCGAGCTGGTTGGTTCTATGAAGGGATTCAGGATAGCGATTTATTGAAGCTTAAAGAGGCGTGTAAGGCTTTTAACTTAGATGGGGTGCTCTTATCAAGTTTAGTCCTTTCTCGCTTGTATGGCGTTTGCTATGTGCTTCTAGGTACTGTGGACGGCGGTAACTTAGATCAACCATTTGATTTAAACAAGTTAGGTGTTGGCCGTTTAGAGTTTTTTACGGTACTCAAGAAAAAGCAGATTGAAGCCGATACGTCAAAGTACTTGCCTCCAAATGAAGCTGGCGGGCTTCTTAAGCAACCTGAATTTTACAAGCTTAAGCTCGATGGAAAATCTAACCAACGGATCCACCACACTCGCTTGATTAAATTTGGTCATGCTGATGTGGTCAATGAAGAGCCAGTCAGTGTTTTACAGGAAGTTTATGAAGATCTGCTCGATCATGCTGCTGTTAAGAAAGCCACTGCAAGCTTAGTCCATGAATCAAAAATTGATGTGATTAGGACGCCCAACTTGGTCGATAAGATCAAAGAGGACATGAAATCCGTAGTTGAACGTTTTCTCAGTGTCGGATTGCTTAAGGGTATAAACGGTATGCTCGTCTTGGATAAAGACGAAGAATACGATTCTAAATCTTATAGCTTTGGTGGTTTACCTGACCTTATGCGTGAATTTTCAATTCAAGCTGCTGGTGCTGCTGATATGCCATATACAATTTTATTTGGCCAATCACCAGCGGGGATGAATGCAACAGGTGAGCATGACACACGCAACTATTACGACAGTATCGCAACTAAGCAAACATGGACCTTAAAGCCATTCGTGATGAAGCTTTTAAGGGTAATTGTTCAAACTACATTTGGACGTCAGATTCCAAGCTTAGACGTTGTATTCAATCCACTCTGGCAATTAGACGCAAAAGTCCGTTCTGAAGTTGAGAAAGCTAACGCTGAACGGGATGCTAAATATTTAGAGATGGGCATTATTACAGAGCCACAGATAGCAAAACAGCTTGTTATTGACGGTGTTTATTCAGTGATTGATGAAGAACATATCAAAGAGCTTGAAATAATGGTGAAGCGTAATGACGACGATAATTCAGATTCTGAAACCCCACCTCCAGCAGGCTAAGAAACGAAAAAAGGGTCGTAAAGCTTCTAAGCCGAGGGCCGTGCACGTAAATCGCCGTGTAGAGCTATATTACACACGGCAATTACTGGCTATTTCTAAATACTGTCAGGAACAAACAAAGGAATTAGTTATCCCTACAGTCGGCCAGAATATCGGTGATGCTTGGTTTTCTGACATGATGACGGCGTTTAGGGAAAAGCTCACAAAGTATGTTGTTGAGGTTTCGCGACCTTTAGCTACAAAGGTCGTGACTGACACCCAAAAGGAAGTGGACAAGCAAATTGCAGAGCACACCAAAACAATTATTGGTGTGGATCTTACGCCGTTCTATCGAGCTGCTGATATTCAGGATGAGGTAGATCTAAACATTACGGCTAATGTCAGTTTGATTAAGTCCATTCCACAGCAATATGCCGATAAGCTTGAAGTATTAATTACTAATGCTTTGCAGACTGGACAAACCAATGAAGAGTTGGCCAAAGCTATTAAGCAATTAGGGTTATCTACTGATTATCGTGCACGTCTTATTGCTAGTGATCAGATGGGCAAGATTAACGGCCAAATTAACCAAGCTCGACAGCTTTCGATGGGTGTTGAGACATACACATGGCAAACGGCGAAAGACGAGCGAGTGCGCCCAGATCACCAGCATAAACAGGGCAAGACATTTAGATGGGATTCACCGCCAGATGGGGGACATCCCGGTCAGCCTATCCGTTGTCGTTGCACGGCACTACCTAATTATGAGGATATCTTAATTGACTGATTCTAACGCTAGCGAGAAGTGCTGGAAGTGCGGGAAAGTACATGGCTCAAATGATGGCAGTGGTTACCAGCCTTGTCGCAGTCCTAGACCAAAACCTGCGCCTCCACCACCATCTGTTTCTACCCCTCCAATAAAATGGGATGAAGTAAGTAACGTAACCCCTGAGCAAATTAACCAGATCCGAGAACTCACTTTGAAAAAGGTTTTCTTATCAGTTCTTTTAATTTCAATCCCCATTCTGCTTTGGAAATTAGATTCGATCATTATGGCTTTAAAAGCCTAATACCATTAATAAGGATTTATGGCCATGAAGCGTAAAAAGTTTAGTAAAAAACGGTTTTATCGCCGTTTGCAAGCACAGGGATTAGTTAAAGGTGGTTATGTCAATTGGAATGGCGAATTAGAAATCTGGCAAATTCCTTGCTGTAACTTTCCTGATTTAGCTAAGGCAGCCGGTAAAGCTGCAGAAAAGTTTCAAGAGGTGGTGGAGAGTTTAAAAGGATTACAGTCGCCAAATATCAAACCCATTAAAAGTAATATTTTTATTGATGGTGTTGATTTCGGTTCTGCTAAAGACTTTTCTGTTACCTATTCAAGAACGTAATTTTGAAAATTGATAAGGCCACCTTCGGGTGGTTTTTTTATTGAGCGCAATTTATGAAAACCATTTACCAACTCAAAATTGGTGACTTTGCGCCAAGCGAATCGACACGCTCATTTACCAAAGAGGGGTATCTGAAATGCGTCAATGTTCGCTTAGCTAAGGCGCCTCAAGTACGCCAGTACTATGCGTATGAGTTTCCATCACTGGAAGGTTATACCGCTGATCAAGTCATTAATGTCTACACGCCAGCAGAAGAGCTTTTCAAGCCTGAGGCTATTCAAAGCTTCAATGGTGTAGACGCTACAGACTATCACCCGCCTAAAAATGAAATTAACGCTTCTAACTGGAAGGATTATCACATTGGCTATTGTGAGAACGTCCGGCAGGAAGGCGATTATCTGGTTGGTGATTTGCTCATTAAAGACAAGATCAGTATTGATCTGATCCAAAGCAACGAGCGGCTAGAAATGTCGCTTGGCTATGGAGCCTTATTAATCGTTGAGCAGGGTACTGCGCCAGATGGCACGCCGTATCAAGCCAAATTTATCAATTTTATTGGCAATCACGTAGCACTCGTTAAATATGGCCGTTGTGGTGGTGATTGCCGCATCGGTGACAAACAGCAAACTCCACCAAAGGGGAATAAAACAATGGAAGTAATTGTAAACGGTATCCGTTTTAACATCGGCGATAACACGCCTCTGGCCGATGCATTAAAGCAGCAACAAGAGCAGCTGGAAAACTTGAAGGCTGCAAAACTTAAAGTTGGTGATAAGCAATTTTCTATCGGTGATGAATTGAACGCAGTTCAAGCGGTTGTAGATCAGTTACATGCCGAAAAAACAGCACTGGAGCAAAAAGTAGGTGATCTGGAAAAGAACCAGATGACGCCTGAAAAGCTTGAGCAAGCTGCTGCTGAACGTGCTGCTGTTATTGCGGATGCTAAAGCATTGGTGCCAACAGTTAAAACTGAAGGCTGCACATGCGAGCAAATCAAACGTGATGTAATTGCTGCTAAAGCGGGTGATGCATTAGTAACAGCTTTGATGGGTAGCGTGTCGGTAGGCGATGCAAAGCCTGAGCAGATCGATACAACTTTCCGTGCACTCTGTGCTGTGAAGGGTACTCAACCTTATAACCCTGTAGGTGATGCACTTCACCAGCAACAGCAAGTTAAAACTGGTGATGGCAACCCAGCAGGCGGTGGGGATGAAAAGACCTACAGTAAAGAAAACGCATACAAAACAATCTAAGGGGATGTAAATCATGGTTAAGCAATACGATGCTGCACCCGGTATGAAGTTTCACCTCATTGGGCCAGAGGATATTTTATCCCTGCCTGTGGCTGGTACCGGTTTGGTGAACGATGGTGACGTGGTTGTACGTAGTACGGATGGAAAAACAGTTTCAGCGGTAACTGGTGCAACTAATACCAAGTTTGGAATTATCGTACGTCACGGCGTAGGTAAGTCAGGCAAAACGGCTGATGGCAAAGAAGCCTATAAGGCTACTGATGTAGCACCGGTTATGACGATCGGCTCGATTTACGTGAAGGTCACGGCACCAGTCACTGACATCAACGCAAAGGTTTATGTCAAAACAGCTAACGGTACCACAGCAGCGCCGTTAGGTTCTCTATCCCCAACAGCTTTGGACGGTACAGAGTTACCGAACGCATCTTGGGAAACAATTTCAAATGAACAGGGCTTAGCTGCTGTTCGCTTACGTGGGGCATAATAATTATGAGTAAATTGGCAGCAATGAAGCTACGTCTAACACCAGTAGCTCAAGTGGTACAGGCAACTATTGGTGATGCGTTTAACCTTGATGCTTTAGCCCAATTATTCGTTAAATTGGAAGAGTTTAACGAAATGGATCCTCAGCTTCAGCAAGTGATGGATTACGCTAAATACATTCCTGTTAAACCTGTGAATGGTGTTTTTGGTGGTGGTGAAGTACTTACACGTAAAAAAGGCATTGGCATTGGTAAGGACCATTCAGGTACAGGTAATGACATCCCTGTGGCAGAAGTGGACTATGACAGTGTTTCACTGCCTATCAAGGTTGGTACCATCAGCTATTGGTATTCAGTTCTTGAATTAGAAACAGCTCAAAAAATGAATATTCCGCTTGAAGCTGACAAAGTGCAAGCGGCGCGATTAGCTGCAGAAAAACACTTAAGCAATATTGCATGGTATGGCAACGAGCTTACAGGGGTTAAAGGCTTCTTAAATCAAACTGGTGTAACCATTGTTACAGCCCAACATAACTGGGCTACAGCAACCATTGAAGAAGTATTAAGTGACTTCAACGCAAGCTTGGCAGATGCTGAAGAACTTATCGATGGGGATGTGTCTGTACAGCCAGATACTTATTTGATGGCATCAAATCAGTACTTACACCTTTCTACCCGTGTAGTAGCTGATTCTGGCGGAAAGACTTTCTTAAAATTCATTGAAGAAAATAACATCTTCGCATCCCAAGGTAAGCCGTTAACCATTCGTGGTTTAGGTCGTTCAAACGGCAAAGGTACAGCAGGTGCTGACCGTTCTATTATTTACCGCCGTGATCCGTCATGCATCCAAATGAAATGTGATGACGTCACTTTCTTGGCAGCTCAACCAGTTGGTGTGGATATTAAAGTGCCTGGTCACTACAAATATCAGGGCGTATGGTTGAAGCGTGTTGATTCTCTCCGTTACTTGGATCACGTGTAAGGATTAAAACAGTATGAAATATACTTATATCTATAGCGGCTTACAGGCCGCTTTTGTTTTTTCTGGTATTGCTGTTTTGCCTACAGGCACACCAACTCTTGTGGATGAAGAAGCGCACAAGAAGCTCACTAAAAATAAGTTTGCTAAACATCTTATTGATATCGGTGAACTTGAAGTTCAGGAAATCCCAGATGATGAGCCAAAAACAGCGGGTAAAACTGGTGGTCGTGGCGGTAAAGGCGGCAAGCAAAACGATGCAGCAGGTGAGCAGCAAAAGCCAACTGATGAAGATGCTTTGGCCGCCGTGAAGGCTGAATTAACAGAGCTTGAAGTAACCTTCAGTGACGATGAAACACTTGAGCAGTTACAAGCTAAGTTAGCTCAAGCTAAGGAATAAGGTAGACATATGGACGTACAAACGTTTCGTAAAAAGTTCTCGACTGATTCGAGTTTAATGTCTTTGCCAGATGAGAGAATTCAGGATGCATTAGAAGAGGCGGATCTGATTGTTTCTCAAATTGAGTTCGGGGCATTAAAGGAACGTGCTGTAGGTCTATATGCAGCACACATTCTTAAAGTTGGTACCGTAAGCGGCAATGGTGCTGCTTTTGGTACCGCCTCGAGTATGACAATTGCCGGCCAAAGCGTGAGTTATTCCCGATCATCGAAAGAAGCTTTCTATGATCTCAGCATGTATGGCCAGCGCTATCTTGCTTTAAAAAATTCCATTCCAATCGATGACGAAGGCACAAATCCTAATCGTTTAGGCGTTGGTGCTTTTGTTGTATAGGAGAATCCCATGCCTTTTAAATATCAGGCACCAGAAGGTTACAAGCCAACCAAAATCGTTATTGCTGGGCAAAACCTAGATATCAAAAACGGCGTTTTAGAATCTGATAATGACATTATCCATATGTTAAAGCCCTTAGGTTTTGAGCGTTTCGTTGAAGTTGTTGAGCCTAAGAAATCGACCGCCTCTGCTAAAGAGTAATTAAGCTATGAGCGATTTTCGTGTTGAAAGCCAAGTCAACTTTGATGAGATGAATAATCGCGTTAGGTTTGAAATAAGACGCACGATTAACGCTCTTACTTTGCGCTTACAGCGGATTGTTCAGGAAGATATGTTGAGTGGCCAACGGTTGAACGTACAGTCTGGCCGCTTGCGTGGATCTGTTTCATCTAAAGTGGATGAGGATAAGGATTCCATTGAGGGAACCGTAGGTGCTGGTGGTGCATTGGTCCCATATGCACCTGCACATGAGTTTGGCCTAAATGGAGCTTTGGGTGTTAAAGCCCATTTAAGAACTATTAAGCAGGCTTTTGGCCGACCTATATCACCGGTTCAGGTCAATATTAAGGTCCATTCAAGGAATGTTCGTTTTAAAGAATTGCGTTTCATGCGTGATTCACTGGATATCGTGGCCAAGATTGTGCCGAAAAATATTGATGCAGCAATTCAGCGAGGTATAGCAGGTGGATAGTGAAGCAATTTATCAAGCGCTGTTTGATCGATTAAGTACAAGGGTAGAAGGGCTCAAAACAGTAAGTCGCCGTTTACGTCACTTTAATAATGTATTGCCTGATGAACGGCCTGCCATATTTATCACTCAAGGCAATCAGCAAGAAGTACCGGTACATGGTATGGATTCAAAAGTTGAACTTGCTGCTGAAGTTTATATCTACATCCATGAGGCTGATAGAGCTAAGCCCCCATCATCACAGATGAATATTTTCATCGATCGTGTACGTGAAGCTATTAAGCCAGACCATCCTGATTTTAGTGAGTATCAAACCTTAGGTGGTTTGGTAGAGCACTGCTGGATCGAGGGCACCGTAGAAGTATATGAAGCAGTAGAAAACATGCTGGATGATCAGGCGATTGCCATTATCCCTATCCGGATCCTCACAACCAATTAACAAAACATTCATTTTATGACCGCCTCTATGGCGGTTTTGTCATTTTAGAGAGGTCAAAATAAATGGCTCAGTATTTATTTGGTGCCGGCAAGATTTTTGCTACACCGATTCAAGATGTATACGGGCAACCGATTAGTAATCCCACACCAGTTGAAGTGGGGGTTATGCAATCCGTTGGTGTAGATATTAGCTATGACTTAAAAGAGCTTTTTGGTCGTGGACAGTTCGCCGTAGATGCCGCGCGTGGTAAAGGTACCATTAAATGTAAAGCTTCTTTCGGGCGTATTAACGGTACATTGTTAAATTCTATTTTCTTCGGTGGTGTTGTTGCTGAAGGTGGAATCGAAACAGTTTCCCAAACCATTAAGGGTGAAGTGATTCCGGCTGGTGGCACTGTTACACCGGTTGTTCCTAACAGCGGTACATATGTAAAGGATCTAGGCGTAACAGATGCTAAAGCAATCCCACTTAAACGTGTAGCTTCAGCGCCAGTAACAGGGCAATACAGTGTAGATGCGGCAACCGGTGCTTATACATTTGCTGCTGCAGATGCAGGTAAAACGGTATTTATTAACTTCCGTTATTCAGCAATGGTGGCGGGTGCTAAGTCAATCACTGTATCTAACCTAGATATGGGTTATACGCCAGAGTTTGCCGTTGACCTGCAACGTGATTACAAAGGCAAGTTCATGCATATGAATTTCTTCCGTTGTACCAGTAACAAACTTGGATTCAGTTCAAAACAGGACGATTACGATATTCCTGAGTTTGAATTCCAGCCTATGGCTGATGATCTTAACCGTGTTTTCAAAATTGATTTATCGGAGTAATACCAGATGCAATTTAAGCAAGTTGATAACCCACGTGGCTCAACAATTATTATTGATGGTCAGCCATTTGTATTTGCTCCTTTGTCACTTGGTGCGGTTGAAAAGTTATTGCCAGCTCTTCAAGCATTTAAGCCCGATGATGTGGGTACCGTGATTGATGTTGCGTTTAAGTCGCTTAAGCGCAATTACCCGGATATCACACGTGATGATGTTGCTGACATGATTTATATGGATCAACTCACGGAAGTTATGGAAGCTGTAATGTCTGTGTCTGGTCTTAAAGGAAATGAAGACAACGCTGCAGGTGGTTCGGGGGAATAGATTGGGAGGAGCTGTACACGCATTTAGTACTAACGATGGGTAAAGATTACGACTATGTACGTAATGAAATGGACCTGCCTAGATTAAGAGCATTAAGTGCGTATCAGCAAAGTAACCCTCCCGCGCATATTGGGATACAACGGCTTTGCCGTATTTTGGAAGCATTTATGGGAATTGATGAAACTCCGCAAGCTATCACCGTTTCAGATGATGACGAGGACGATATGCTGGAAGTTTTGTCGAATTTTCCACAGGGTGGTTGAGGCTGCCCTTTAAAATATTAATGTGACATTAAGTAACCAGTTTGTTAAATTGTACGGACTTTATAATAATTGGTGAAACTATGACTCAAACAAAATTTTGTTATGCCTGTGGCCAGCAAATTGATGTTCGTGCAGAAATTTGCCCTAAATGTGGTGTAAGACAGCAAGATGTTAGAATCACTGGGCGAAAAAGTAAGGTGGCTGCTGGTGTATTTGCTTTGCTTCTAGGTGGGTTTGGGGCTCATAAATTCTATTTGGGTAGAGTTGGCCAAGGTATCCTATACCTTATTTTCTGCTGGACTTTTATACCAGCTATTATCGCATTTATCGAGGGTATACTTTACCTATGCAGTTCTGATGAAGATTTTGCAAAAAAATATGGCTAATTAATTTGCCATAAATAATTCTTAAAGCCTTGCAATAGCAAGGCTTTTTTATTTCTCCACAGCTCCTTTAAAGGGGCTTTTTTTATGCCTGTGAGGAAGTTATGGCAAATAATAACCGTGTTGAAGTCCATGTCGGTGCCAAGACCTCTGAACTAAAAGAGGGGATGAAAGATGCAGAAAAAATAGTTTCAGATTCTTCAAGGAAAATTGAAAATTCCAGTCAAGCCATTGATCTTAAAATCGACTTATCAGGTATACGTTCAGAACTTAATAATTTTGCAAACAACATCTCAGATAAGTTTAAGAGTGTAGGCAATGATATTAAAGATTCATTAACTGGTGGTTTCTCACTAATTAAAGGTGGCTTTCTTTTAGGTGTTGGTGAGGAATTGGCTAGAACAGCAGCTGAAGCTATAGGTGCAATACCTGACTTAGTTTCAGCAGTTGGGAAAGCGTCAAAAGAAATAGAAATACAATCACGTTTAGCAAATGCAAATACTACGGAATTTCAAGAGTGGGCATTTGCTGCAAAGAAGGTAGGTGTCGAGCAAGATAAACTTTCGGACATCATGAAAGATGTAAACGATAAGTTTGGTGATTTTATGCAAACGGGCGGCGGAGAAATGGCCGACTTCTTTGAAAAGATCGCCCCTAAAGTTGGAGTAACTGCTAAAGAATTTCAAGGTTTATCTGGGCCTCAAATTCTTGAGAAGTATCATCAAACCCTTCAAAAGGCTAATGTTTCTCAAGCCGAGATGACTTTTTACATGGATTCATTGGCTGATGATGCGACATTGTTAGCACCACTTTTAGATAATAATGCCGAAAAATTAAAGGAATACGCAAAACAAGCTCATGACTTAGGGGTGATCATGAGCTCAGAAACAATGCAGTCAACGAAGGAATTCAATACAGCTTTAGAGACTATTCACTCAACTGTGCAAGGTGTTATGTCTCGAATGGCTGCTCAAGCAGCACCAGCGTTGACAGATTTGGCGAATAGATTTTTAAATTTTGCAGTTGAATCTAAAGAAGGAATTGATGATTCCATAAAATCTATTCTTAGTATTTTTGGCAGTCTCTTTAGTATTGCTGAGGATATTTTTAATACCATTGGTGGGATTTGGCAGGATTTAACTAGTGATATTGGTGACGGCTCATTATCACAAATTGGCTTTATGGATGCTGTCTCAGTAGCTTTAAGAGCTTTAGGGGTGGTTGCAACAGGTTTACAGGTAGCTATCCAATCTGCATTTGCAATTATCCGTGCTGTGGTTGTCACAGTTTGTCAGGCTTTAATCATTGCTTTTAATGGTCTTATGGCCGGCTTTGATATGGTGCGAAACACTATTCAGTTCGGCTTAGATGTACTTCAAGTTAAATTCCAAACTTTTGGAAGTGTTGTTAATAATATTCTTCACTTCAATTTCTCAGGTGCGAAAGCAGCTTGGGAGGGAGGATTATCTCAATTAGGTGGGATTACTGAACGCTACACGAACCAAATGAAAGGCCGTATGGCTGATCTTAAAAACTCTTGGAACGCTGGCGCGACCACAGCAGCTAATTCACTTGTCACAGCAGGAAAGCGAATTCTTGAGGTTACTACAGCGGGTAATCAGAAGATTACCAACTATGTGTTTAAGGATCCTGCAAAACCCATTGAAAAACCAGATACGCCAAAAATTGGAATTGGCACTCCGCCTCCAAATCCTAATAAGGGGATTGGTACAGGCGTTAAGGATGATAAAGGCGGTTCTAAATCATCTGCAAAATCCAAAGCTGAACAAGAGGCTAAAGAGCGTCAACGACAGGCTGAGCAGGCAGCTAAAGCGCTGGCTGATATTCGGTATAAATATGCATCCGAAGAAAAGAAAGTCGCTTTAGATCTGCAAAAGGCATTAGATGAGATTGAGAAATCCAAGATGACTGCAGATGAAAAAGCAGCTGCAAAAGTCAAAGCCGAAAAGGATGCTTCAGACAAGATCATTGCTATTCGTTTAAAAGAGTTTGAGGAATACAAAAAAGCTCGTGAAGAACAAATAGACAATTATCAACAGCAAGCACAACGACTTTATGAAATCGAAGCTGCACGGATCCAAGCTGAATATGATGCCAAGAAAATTTCAAACGTTCGCAAAGTTCAATTAGAGAAACAGCTCGAAGATCAATTACGTGAAATTAAGCGGCAAGGTCTTTTAGAGCGTTTAGCTTTGGAAAATGAGCAGACCAACATTACTGGCAAACAAGGCAATCAAAACCAAATCACAAACAATATTTCTGATTTAGAGACAGATCAGAAAGTTGCTGACACTAAGTCTATGGGCTTAATCAGTGATGCGGAAATGAAAGACTTTGAGGCTAAGTTCGGTGGGTTTACTTCTCGGCTTGCAAACCTTTGGGATCAAGGTATTCAGTCACTTATGAATGGCACCTTGACTTGGAGTAATGCAACTAAAGCAGTGCTAGCTGACATGGGTGCATTTGCATTGCAGTCGGCTACTAAAGAACTACAAGGTTGGCTCAGAATCCAAGCGATTAAGTTAGCGCGAAAGCTTGGTTTCGTTGGTGCTGAAACGGCGGCAGAAGCTTCTGGCCAAGCGGCACAAACGGGGGCAACAATCGCAGGTGAGGCAACACGTACCAGTGTTACTGCGGCGGGTGGTTTAGCTCGATTGGGATTAAAAGCAGCTGAAGCAATTAAAGGAATCATGATGTCGGCATGGGAGGCTATGGCAGGTGCATTTAAAGCCATGGTTGCTATTCCATACATTGGTCCAATTCTGGCCGTTGGTGCCGGTGCTGCTGCCTTTGGCTTGGTTGCTGGTTTAGCAGGCAAGATCAAATCTGCTCGAGGCGGTTACGACATTCCATCAGGTGTTAATCCAGTCACCCAGCTACATGAAGACGAAATGGTTTTACCTTCACAACATGCAAATACCATTCGTGAAATGGGTAAAGCCATGCGTAGTGGTGCAAGTTTTGGAGCAGCTTCAGCAGCTGAAGGCGGAGGTGCCGGACCGACCATTAATATTAGTGCAGTCGATGCGAAGAGTATTCAACGATTGTTTAAGAATAATGGCCGTGCGGTCGCTAGTGGTCTGAATAGTTATGCTCGCGGCTTTGGTAAGAATGGTAAATAAGGGGGTGTAAGTGTCAAACGTATTATTTCCAGAATTACCCGGTCTTGAGTGGGATACCTCGATAACTCCGATGTTCAATACCAAGATCATGACTTCTATTAATGGCCGAGAGCTCCGTGCGAGCTTTCAGGCCGCACCGAAATATGAAATCTCGTTGTCTTACGCTTTTTTGCGTGAAAATAAGGGGAGAAAGGAATTGCAGCAACTTCAAGGATTTTATTTAGAGCGCCGTGGAGCATTTGATTCATTTCTTTATAAGATGCCTGAGGATAATGAATTTAATTGCACGTTTGTTGGAGATGGGGCCGCAACTACATTCCAGCTTTACAAAGACATGTATACCAGCCAATTACCTCTAGGTAATACACAAGAGCAGATTATTGGTGAAGTTGATCCCAACATGTGGAATCAAACACCGGTTAAAACAATGTGGAATACAAACCAAGAAAAGCTTATGTGGAATAACGCATCTGCTCAGATAACGAGTGATGGTAAATATGTACTTTCACAGCCGATCGATGAAGGTGTAGAGGTAACTGTATCGGGTACTTTTTACTATCGATGCCGCTTTAAAGATGACACACAGCAGTATGTCAACTTCATGCATAAACTTTGGAAAGCTGGAAAGGTCGAGCTAATCGGATCATTGGGAACTAAGATATGAGACAAGCATCACCTCAACTTATCGCCTTGTTAGATGCCGATCAGTTCATTATGGCTGATCTTTACACCATCACAACTATACAGGGCATTGAGTATCGCTATACAAGCTATGACGTTCATTTGACGGTGCAAGGTAAGGAGTTTCGTGCTGATGGACCAATTATCAGCCGAGAGGGGACTAGCCTTTCTTTAGGTATTGAAGTAGATAACTTATCTATCACTATTGAGGCAACTGAAAATACCAAGTTCGGCGATGTACCCATAGCTCAGGCATTTCATAACGGAATTTTAGATGGTGCTCGGTTTAAGTTGGAACGAATTTTCATGGATATGAATACTCCTACCGATACTAGTGCTGGCACTTTGGTTTTATTTGAAGGGCGTATTGTTGAGCCTGAGCTTAATCGATATGAAATTAACGCAAGCGTGGTTTCTGATGTTGATAATTTAAAACTTCAAATGCCACGGAATCTATACACACCAGGATGCTTAAACACTCTGTTTGATAGTGCATGTGGACTACTAAGTGCTAATTTTGCTGTAAATACGATCATTGGTGTTAATAGTACGTCTAACCGCATTCTTTGTGAGTTAAGCCAGCCACAAGGCTGGTTTACTCAAGGCGTTGTGGAGTTTTTAGAAGGCGCAAATATTGGAATTAAACGAACTGTACGACTCCATGAAGCTGGTTCGCTCATCCTAACTTTGCCGCTTTTAAAAATGCCAGAGATAGGTGAGGCGATTCGTGTTTATCCGGGTTGTGATAAGCGTCTTGATACCTGTACTAATCGATTCAATAACCGTTCCCGTTTCCGTGGTGCGCCGTTTGTGCCGGTTCCAGAAACTTCAATTTAAGTTTATATATTGTTAAAGAACCCTGCCTAACCGCAGGGTTTTTTTATGGGGTGAGAAAATGCCATTACCAAATAAAGAACAGTTCACAGGTTCTGGAGTGACCGAACAAGGTTTTAAAAATGCTCAGGATCAATTAGTTGACTTCCTGAAATATGAAGTAGCTTCACGGGATTTAGTTGATGTTTTAGCAAACACAAACATGCGTCAATTAAATACTTTTTATTACGCGCCCAATAATATAATTGTCAAAGAAGCTAACTCAGCTTTATTTGCAGTTTCAATTAAAGTTCAATCAGGGCAAAAGTATGTATTTAATGCAAAAACTTTCGGTGTAGTAGGATCTTATTATATAGCTGATTCTGGCGGTAATGTGCTGCAAACACTTGCTTCTAATGAAACTTTGGAACAAGACTATGTAATCAAAATCCCGCAAAATGGCACAATGCTATATGTAAACTGCACGAAAGATTATGCAGGATTTAAATTATATTTGCTAAATAATGAAATCGTTAATTTGAATTTTGCGGGACTTGGAGCAAATGACTTTCAATTCTTTTCCAATAACAGTGGTGTAATCACAAATACAAATAGCGGGTTTTTCTCGAAGAGTATTGATGTTGCAAGTGGCGAGTTTTATCTTATTCGCACATCTACATATGGCACTGCACCTCAATACATAATTGCAGATAGCTCTAATGCAGTTATAACACTTGAACCATCTGGAGATCGCGGCAAAGAATTTATTATTCGCATCCCAAATAATGCTGCTAAGTTATATGTCAACTGCGCTTATACTCTACGTAATAACTTCAAAGTTGAAAAAATTAGCGATGCTTTAGCTAAGAGTTTAATTGATGGCGCTTTTGTACTTGATTACACATTCTTTTATGCCCCAAGTAATATCATTAGAAAAGAGTCAAATGACGCATTATTTGCATTAGATTTTGATGTTAAAGAGGGTCATAGCTATTCAATTAACACTAAGACTTTTGGCGTAGCTGGTAAGCACTATATTACTGATAAAGACGGCAATATATTGCAATTCAAAGCTTCTGATAGTGTTGATGAAGATTATATTATCACTATACCGGCCAATGCATCTAAGTTATATGTCAACTGTACATATGATTATGCTGTCAATTTTAAAGTTGAAAGATTATCTAACGCACTTTTGTCCAAGATTCCCGTTGTAGATCAAACAGTTCGTAGTGTTTTTCCGAAATTAAATTACTTTGACAAACTACGTGAGAAATGTCCTAATTTTTATCAGAAATTTAAAGATAAAAATAAAGATGTTACAGTTGTTTTGACGGGCACTTCTCTAACTCAGGGTAATATGTATACAAGTGCTAGAACTGATGCCTCCACTAGACCTCCATGCATGCATACAAATGATTTTGCATCAAATCTGTTTGATACTTTTATAAAGCATTGGGATGGTCAGCAATATCGGCGTTATGATCATTCTGATTTAGTATTTTCATCAAATAATTGGCAGGTTCTAAATCAACTCGATAATTATGTTTGGGATGATTATGCGCACGTTAAAAATGGCCTAACAAAGACAACGACTGATGCAAATGCAAGCGTATCAATGTCAATTCCTGCAGATGCTTGGCAGTTCAATTTTGTGTATCGGTCAGATTCACAATGTGGAAATTGCACAATTTCTATAGCTGAAGGTAATGAAAAAGTTGAAGTATTTAATGGTTCAGAATGGGTTGAAGCCAATGGTGCAACCTTCACAATGTATGAACCACCAGCGACCGAAACAAAAGGAAATACTCAATATCAAAAGCGCTTAAAAATGCGTTGTAAAAACAAAGCCGTGGGTGGAATAAATTCACTTGGTATGACTAAAACGATCACTATTTCAAAGGGAAATAATTCGGATCGTTTTAATGTGGTAGGTTTTGAATGGTCTCCTAGAGAGTTCATGTTTACCTTAATTAATAGCGCAAGAGGTGGTCATGAGTGGGGGGATCCGAATGGTAATCGACTTGAAATTTATCAAGATAATGATATTTGGGCGTTTAACCCCGACCTGCTTTTAGCTGAAATAACGGTTATCAATTGGGGGGCATCTGAACCATCAGCTTTAACTAAAGATCCTTTGTATTATGTAAACAATGCAAAACGGGCTTACTTCAATGAATTTAACGATATGCCCACATCTTTATATGCCAAATCGGCTGGATACAAAAATTGTGAAGTTATTTTTTATGGAGATATTTTATCTGCCCATTCATCTTTAGCAAATGCGTGGGACTCTGTCACACATCAACCAAAGTTCGGCGTGGTTTCTGAAGCTGCTCAAAATGGCTCAGTAATCGATAATGTAAATGTTGGGCGAGCAAAAACAAATTTTGAAAACTATGAAGCTGTTGATGCTTATATGAAGTCTAAACATGACTATATCTACATCCCAATAACGCCGACATTCAGAAACATTACTGAAAAGTTTTACGGGACATACTGGGCTGGAATGCAAGCATCAGGTTCGAGTGGCTCAACATTGAGTCAAGATGGGACTCATCTAAATGATAATGGTGCTGCACTTTGGTCAAGTTTGATTTGCCCACTATTCGAAAATATGTAGTATGAAAAATCTAGAAGCTGTTCAAGAAGCTCTTACATGGCTTGGTACTCCTTACCATCATCAAGGGCGAGTAAAAGGTGTGGGGGTGGACTGCGGTACTTTGATCTGTGAAGTCTATGAAAAAGTTGGACTCATGGATCATTTAGATCCACGGCCTTATCCTCCTGACTGGCACATGCACCAGATGGGGCAACGTTATTTAGAACTCATTTTAGGTGTATGTGACCCAATTGATGGTCCCCCACAACCTGGTGACATTGTTTTATATCATTTTGGCAAATGCATCAGTCATGGTGCAATTGTTATCGAATGGCCACAGGTCATCCACAGTTACCTCCATCAGGGAGTCATTATCCAAGATGGAACAAAAGGAAGTTTAGCCCGGCGAATTGCCGGGTTTTTTCGTATGAAGAGGCTTAAATAAATGGGTGGATTATTTGGTAGTACTACAATTAGTACAACGGATACCCGTATTAACTCTATGCGGATCCAGCAGTCAGCTTATGGGCTTTGCCAGCCATTGGTTTATGGCAAAACCCGTGTTGCGGCTAATATGTTTTGGTATGGAGATTTTACAGCTACACCTCATACAACAGTTCAAAAGTCTGGTGGTAAGGGTGGGGGTACTAAAACCAGTAATACCACCTTTAGTTATAGCGCCTCTCTCATGCTCGGTTTATGTGAAAACCAGATTAAAAAGATTGGCCTAATTTGGGTAGATAAAGAGCAATATGTGCCTAAACAAGAAGGATCTATAACTTTAGATCCTATCGACCAGTTAAAATTTGAATTATTCGATGGAAATAATAATCCGCCGTGGGGATGGCTAGTATCAAAGCATCCAGAACAGGCAATTAATTATCCGTATTTGGGATATGTAGCTGTAGCTAATTATGAGATGGGTAATAGCGCCAGCCTTTCAAATCATAATTTTGAAGTGATCAGTACTATCACGCTATCTGACACAATTGATGATGCTAACCCGGCAGATGTTATTGAAGATTTTATTACACACCCACGACATGGCGCAGCCCCAAATCTTAACATTGCAGATCTAGAAGAGTTTAGAACCTATTGCCGGGCAGCTAATCTCTTGATTAGTCCTGCATTCACAGAACAACGCCCAGCTTATGAAACTATCAATGAGATTGTTGAGGCTGTTAACTGTGCTGTGGTACCAAGCCCGGATGGCTTAAAGATCCGTTCTTTTGGGGACTCTGCAATAACGGGTAACGGCGTTACCTTTACACCTGATCTCACACCCGTTTACCACTTAACTGATAATGACTTTATTGGCGAGGATGAGCCAGTACGTGTGCGCCGTAGCCGTGATACAGATGCCTATAATCATGTGCAGATTGAATACATTAATCGCTATAACCAGTACAACACTGAAACAACAGAAGCCAAGGACCAAGCAAATATTGAAATGTTTGGCTTGCGTACCGAGGATCCTGTGGAATGCCATTATTTTTGTGAACCGAAGATAGCACGTCATGCTGCACAACTTCGCTTACAACGACTGCTTTATGTTCGCAATGAGTATGAATTTGATTTGGGTTGGAAGTACTGCCGATTAGAGCCAATGGATATTGTCACTATTACAGATGAAGCATTGGGCTTAATTCAATTTCCTGTACGTATTACACGTATTGAGGAAGATGACTTCGGTGAATTAACTATCACGGCTGAAGAACTGGCCGTAGGTTCAAGATCTGCCATTGAGTATGACTCTCAAGCGTCAAATGGTTATCAGGGCGGAAATGAAGAGCCGGGTAATGTGAATGCTCCAGCTATCTTTGAACCACCTTTAGAACTTACAGATGGTAAGAGTCAAGTTTGGGTGGCAGTTTCAGGTGGCGTTAATTGGGGCGGCTGTAATGTTTGGGCAAGCCTTGATAATACGACATATGAAATGATTGGCACAATTTATGGATCTGCACGTTATGGGCAGCTTATCACCGCCATTGATGCAGATGACGCGACATTACAGGTTGAGCTAAATACAGCAAGCCAGATCTTCAGTGGAACATTAGAAGATGCTCAAGCTGACCAAACACTTTGTAAAGTGGGGGATGAGTATTTTAATTATCAAGTGGCCACCTTAAACGGATCTGGTCTTTATACCTTAAGTGATGTTTTACGTGGACGTTTTGATGATGCACAAAGTCACAACGCTGGTGAGCCATTTGTTCGTTTGGATAAAGCTATATTCAAATATCCGTACAATGAGGGTCTAGTAGAAAAACAAATCTTTTTAAAGTTCACAAGCTTTAATGGTTTGGAGCGTAAAGAGCAGACCTTAGATGAGGTTACGGCGTATAGCTATACTTTAAGTGGTGGACGTCCTGCAGGCGTTAAAGGCTTATCGCTTCAATCCCCGTTTGTTGGTACCACTTTCAAAGTTCAATGGCAGAGTTCAACCGGTGCAGATGGTTATCGTGTTCAGGTCTGGTCTAATGGGGCAATGATTCGTCAAGTTGATACAACAAATACGGATTATAGCTATTCGATAGAAGAGGCTAAAACTGATGGTATCGGCCGTGCTTATACAATTCGGGTGGCTAGCAAGAGTGGTGACCAAGTTAGTACCTTTGCTGAATTGAGTATTAGTAATCCCGTTCCACCAGTACTTCTCAATGTGTACACAGCAGCAACTGTAGATTCTATTACAGTGAATTGGGTGCCTAGTGAAGTACCGGATCTGAAAGACTATGCAGTGTGGCTAAGCGCTACACCTAACTTTGATCCTACACAAATGCCGCCTTCATGGACTGGCACAGATTTAACAACTACTTTTGGAGGACTACAACCAACTACCCCATATTACATTCGTGTTGCTGCACGTGATGTATGGGAAAACACAGTTTGGAACTATACAAATCAGATTACTCAAAGTACTTCTGAAGCTTAAATTTATCTAATTCATAGCACCCAATTCGGGTGCTTTTTTATTACCTAAATTTTCTGGAGAAATAAATGGAACCAGTTTCCACTAGCGGTTTTACAGCACTTTTAAAATTTTACGGTGCTGCAATCATGATTACGCTTGCAATCGCATTGGTTGCAATGGTTGTGATGATGACACGCATGCCACGTTCACCGAGAGAGTGGGCTGTTGGGATGATTTGTACGGTTGTATCGAGTTTGGCAGGGGGTTCATTCATTATTGTGAAGTGGGGACTTCATGAGTGGGTTACAGATATATGGGGGATGACTGCATTAGGTGGATTTTTCTTTGTTTGTGGTTTACCCGGTTGGGCTTTAGTCAGATGGATCTTCAACTTCATTGATAAACAAGAAGGTAAGACGATTGTCGAAGTAATTAAAGAAGTTAAGAAGGCTAAGAATGATATTACAGGTGGTGGACCATGACAGTTAAAAACTTCTTCGATGCTGCTCGTGTCATTGCAGGTGGCAAGCTTACACAAGCACAAGTAGATGATCTAAATAAGGTGGTCGATAAACTTGCACCTTCTGGCATGACTACAAGTGATGTTGGTGTAGATCTAATCTCAGGATTTGAAGGCACTCGATTCACAGCTTATGACGATGGTGTAGGAGTCTGGACCATTGGCACTGGCACCACAGTTTATCCAAATGGCGTGAAGGTCAAGAAGGGCGATACTTGTACAGCAGAACAAGCCAAGACTTACTTTAAGCACTACTTGGCTAAATTTGAAAAAACTGTAAATGAATCGGTGACTGTGCCGATAAATCAAAATCAATTTGATGCTTTGGTATCACTGACTTATAACATTGGCTCAGGTGCTTTTAAGGGTTCAACATTGCTTAAGTTGCTTAATAAAGGTGACTATCAAGGCGCTGCCGATCAATTCCTAGTTTGGAACAAAGCAGGTGGCAAAGTTATGAAGGGCCTAGTTCGTCGCCGAGAAGCTGAACTAGCACTCTTTTTAAAGAAGTAACTTATATGTGCAAACGTACCAAAGCTGCATCGATCATCACATTGCTGTGTTTAATCTTCTCAGGTTGCACAGCTCACACTATTAATAGTAATGTGAACATCTCGATTTGTGTAAGGGCTTTGTGATGTCGCAAGTCATGATCATGGTTTCGGAAGCGGGAAGGATGGAGAATACTTGTAATCTACCCGCTGATTTAGATAAGTATGGGAATGTTCTTAAAATCTATGACTACTCATTAAAAGAGTTGCCGATTAATTTGGATGGCACTGTGACTTACAATAGTAAAAGATGGACCTTTGATAAGAAGCAAAACTATTAGTCTGCCCAACTATCAACAATATCGGCCCAGTCTTGCAACATCTTGCGTCTGCTTTCTAAATACTTTGCATGGTTATATGTAGCTCTGGTTTTATTACCATCTGCGTGGGCCAATTGCTTTTCAATCCATTTATCATCGTAATCTTTTTCATTTAGTAATGTGGATGCTGTAGCGCGAAAATCATGGGCTGTTACATCAGACAAACCAATATAATCAAGCATTTTGTTCAATGTAGTAGCTGAGAGCATTCCATCTTGATAAATTGCTGGGAAAACATATTCACGATTTCCAACAATATTGCGTTGCTCTTGAAGAATATTAAAAACTTGATCGGACATAGGAACGATATGAATACGTTTCTTTTTCATCATCTCTTTTGGAAAGGTGATTGTTCTTTCTTCAAAATCGACATATTCCCATTTCATGCGACGGATCTCGATAGTCCTAAGCATTGAGTAGAGCATTACAAGACCAGCATTTTTAACTGTAGTAGATCCACCATAACTATTTAATTTATTCCTGAGTTGCACAGCTTCATGTTTTTTCATTGGTCTGGCATGTTCTATTTCAGGACGCTCAACAACGTTTTTAACTGCATACGTTGGGTCATAGTCAGCTCTAAGTGTTGCGATTGCATATCGCATAACACCACCAATAAAAGTACGATTTTGGATTGCTGATACTTCTCCGGTACCATGGTTTTTTTGACGCTTAACTCGTGCAATCGTCTTTTTCATAATTGTCAAAACGTCTGCTGAGGTGACTTCTTTAATATCCTTATCGCCAATAACTTTTAAAATATCTTTATCTAGGGCGCGTTGAAAAGCTTCCTGGTATCTCTCTGAACGATTATTTAATTTTTCAGCTTTATATTCTGCAGCAACATGTTTAAAGAGAACTCTATTTTCATACTCATCAGATTTAGCCTTTTTTTGGTTTTCTTTTTCTTCGACTGGATTTATACCACTTGCTACTAATGATTTAGCCTCATCTCGTTTTGTACGTGCTTCGGCCAAGCCAATAATAGGGTACTCACCTAAACTCATCATTTGAGTTTTCTTAAGCCACTGGAAACGATAGCGCCAATACTTCTTTCCATTAGGTTTAATTTCAATACCTCTGTACACGACAAAAATAGATAACTCATTGAAATAATGTCATAATAATTGTTTTCTAACGACGAATACTATGACACATCTCAATGAGTTATATCTTATCTTAAACAAATATCTAAAATGGAACAAGTCACATTTAAAGTGCTTTGCGCTCATCATGCTTGTGATTATTTTAAAGCAAACATGTAATCTTTCTTCTGCATCTAAAGCCTTGCCCATCAAGTGCTTACCACAATCATTTTATCGACGTATGCAGCGCTTCTTTGCAGGTCAGTATTTTGATTATCGTCAAATTTCTCAGTTGATTTTCAATATGTTTTCATTCGACCAAGTGCAACTGACTTTAGATAGAACCAATTGGAAATGGGGAAAACGAAATATTAATATCCTGATGCTCGCAATCGTTTATCGTGGAATAGCGATACCTATCCTTTGGACATTGCTTAATAAACGTGGAAATTCAGATACGAAAGAGCGTATTGCTTTGATTCAACGCTTTATAGCCATTTTTGGTAAAGACCGTATTGTGAATGTGTTCGCAGACAGAGAGTTTATCGGTGAGCAGTGGTTTACATGGTTAATTGAACAAGACATCAACTTCTGCATTCGTGTTAAAAAAACTTCATTGTCACCAATCATTTAGGAAAGAATCATAAAATTAGTGATTTATTTCGCCATCTTAAAGTTGGTCAAATTGAATGTCGTAAACGACGGATTTTGGTTGGTCGGGTGAAACTATATATAAGTGCACTACAGTTAGAAAATGGAGAGCTTTTACTCGTCGTTTCTCCTCAGTTTAATGCCAATGCTATTCAGGATTATGCATTACGCTGGGAAATTGAAACCTTATTCAGTTGTCTCAAAGGACGCGGGTTTAATCTTGAAAATACGCGCTTGACAGACCCTAGACGAGTGAAAAAATTGATTGCGGTGTTAGCTATAAGCTTCTGTTGGTGTTACTTAACGGGTGAATGGCAACATGATCAAAAAAAAGCGATAAAAATAAAGAAGCATGGACGACTCTCAATGAGTTTATTTCGCTATGGTTTAGACTATGTTCAAATGGCGATTCAGCGTTTAATTGGTTTTGGGAAAAAAGAAGAGTTTAAGGAAATTTTGGCAATTTTAAGAAGGCAGAACCCTGATAGGATAAGGGTTCTGTGAAATTTGTCGTGTACAGAGTTTCAATACACAACCCGTCTGAATCACCAATTCTATAAAGCTTTTCTTTTGGTTTTGCACTTCTGATTTTTGAGTCGCTTAACATGAAATCTTGAGTATCCGTTTACGATTTTAGGGTAGTACTCAAAATGATACTCAAGATTAGTGATTTTGCATAGTTTGTCTAGATTTGCTTAGATTTGTCTTTTTGATAATTTTCAATAATTTGCAGATTTATAAATTTTGCTAGATTTTTTTAGATTTGTTTAATACTTCTTTTCGATCATTAGAAGCATGATGAACTTAA